GCTTCCCCGGGATGCAGGCACTAGCCGACCTAGGCCGAGCCGTCAGCGAAGAAACCTACGTCACCCTGGAACGCTCCTACGCGCAAACGCTAAAGGCATACGGGCTACCGGCCCGCTTCTACGACGACCCATCCGACTTCGGTGACCTCATCGCCGGCGACGTATCCCCCGAGGAGTTCACAACCCGTGTCGCATGGGCAGCAGAAGCAGCGCAAGGAACCACAGCCGAGACTCGTCAAGCATTGAGCGACTACTATCAAATAGAGGACGGTGACATAACTGCCTATTACTTGGACCCGGAGAGAGCCACATCAATCTTTGAAGAACGTGAGCGATTGGGAGCAGCCCGGATCGGCGGCATAGCCGCAGAAACCGGATTTGGCACCATTGCCCGTCAAACCGCAGAACGCCTACAAGCGGCTGGGGTTACTGAGACAAGAGCTCGTCAGGGTTTCCAAGAAATAGCGCAGTCCACCATCGCTGAAGAAACAGTAGGCGACATAGGCGACATCACCGACACACAGGTGATAGGCGGCGAGTTCGGCACCGACCCGGAAGCGGCGCGGCGCATCGAGAAACGGCGTCAAACCCGGCTATCCAAGTTCGCTCAAACAGGTGGCCCGGCCCTAACCCAAGGCGGATACATCGGGTTGGGTTCAGCCGAATAACGCCCCGTTTAGGGCGTCCCCGGACAAGGGTTCGTGGGGGCTGTTATTGTTTCTTTTAGACGTTATCGGCCGCAGAATATCTGCGAGAGCTGCAAGCGTCGGCCACCACCTGCCGGCCTCCCCGGTGGGTGCGACAAGGACAGGGAGCGGGCATAGATGGCTGAGACGCAAGAGTCTGAGACCGTTGAACTAGAAGACGGCGACGAACCGAAGCGTAACTGGCGGCGGGAACTCGAAGACAGGGCGAAAACAGCGGAGACGAAAGCCTCCGAGTTGGAAACCCAGTTGGCGGGGTTGCAGCGGGCAGAAGCGTTCCGGTCGGCGGGAATCGACCCGAATGATTCACGTCAATCATATTTCGTAAAGGGATATGACGGCGAAATCGAGTCGGATGCGATCCGAGCGGCGGCTGTTGAAGCAGGGTTCATCAGTGGTGGACCAGGCGGAGACACGGTTCCTGACAATGTGGTGGCTCTCCCGGGGACGGGCGATGCGGTCACTTTGCATCAGGAGTTGGCGGCGCAGCAAAGGATCGCTGAGGCAGGGGTTGCTCCGCCGGTTCAGGCACCTGATTTGAATGCTCAGATTGGGGCTACGCAGAATGAAGCCGAGTTGAAGGCTTTGATGCGGTCGCAGGGCTACGAGTTCGACGTTCAAGGATAAAGGCTTCTCCCTTTCCCTTGGAGTAACAACTAGATGGCTTATACACAGAAGTCATCGCTTTCTAGCGACCAGACCGCCTTTGAGCAGTTGGCGTATTTCGCGTACCGGGCACAGCCCTTGCACGACACTTACGCTTCTGTGAAGGCTACGCGCCAGTCCCATCGTGGTTCTGGTGTGACGTTCAACATCTACGCGGATCTGTCGCAGGCCACTTCGGCTTTGACAGAGACTTCGGATGTGACCGCAGTCGCTATGAGCGATTCAACCGTGACCGTGAACCTTTCCGAATACGGAAACGCGGTCATCACAACGGCAGCCCTTCGAGGTCAGTCGTTTCTCAACATTGACAGCGACGCAGCCAACATTGTTGGCTACAACGCCGCTGACAGCATGGACCAGGTAGCAGCAGACCAGTTGCAGGCCGGGTCCAACGTGAAATACATCGGGCAGTCGTCCCGGGGTGCGATCACGTCGTCCAACACGATCACCTCGAACGCTGTACGGGAACAGGTCGCCGCTTTGCGGACGGCTTCCGTGCCGACGTTCTCGGGTGGTTCCTACATCGGGTTTATCCACCCGGATGTGGTCTACGACTTCATTGGTGCCACCGGCACCGCTGATTTGCGGTCGTTCCAGATCCGTCAGGATGCAGCCGGTGTCCGCCAGGGCAGCATCGGCGTCTTTGATGGAGTTGACTTCATCGAGACCCCGCGTGCACTTCTGGTAACGGACGGCGGTTCAAGCACAACCGACGTGTACGGCACAGTCATTATTGGCCAGCAGGCGCTGGCTAAGGCTTTCAGCACGATGTACGGGGAGAACCCGTCTGTCGTGTTTGGCCCGGTGACTGACAGTCTGCGCCGCTTCCAGCCCGTCGGCTGGTTCAGCATGTGCGGCTACGGCCGGTTCAGGGAATCCGCGATCCGTCGGATCGAATCGGCTTCCAGCATCGGCTCCAACTAGGAGTCGTGACGTTTGTTGACGGGGGCCGGGGTCTGGCAAGCGCCCCGGTTCCCCGTTGATAAGCGGGAGGAGACGCGTTGTGGGTTACAAGGTGCGGAAGCCTCGGAGGCCGAAGCGGTGACTGGCGGGAAGTATTCGTCGGTTGGTTTCTTGACGAAGCGTGGCACGTCTAATCGTAAACCTGTTCGCAGAGACTCCGACGGCAAAGTCGGCGGGGTCCGAACCGAGCATTGGGATGGGCGTGTGGATGCACACGTTGTTCCGCGTTCGGTGAAGTTGAAGGTCGTCTCGGGAGGTGACCGGTAATGGCTGTAACAGCCTCGGGACTGTTTGTTCCGACGTTTCTGGACGTGTTGGATGCCACACAGTTGGCTGTCAACACGGGTTCGGACACGTTCAAATGCGGGATGGTCACTAATAGTGCGACACCGGATTTTGACCTGCATGACGAGTGGGCTGATTTGTCTGCCCAGGAAGTGTCGGGCACGGGGTACACGGCGGGTGGTGCTGCGCTTACGTCGGTGACGTTGACGGGGTCGTCTGGGACGATCACGTTTGATGCCGCGGATGTGTCGTGGACGACTTCGACCATCAGTAGTGCCCGTGCGGCGGTTGTGTATGACGACACGTTGGCGGGCGACAAGTTGATTGCTTTGGTTGATTTCGGGGCTGATTACAGCTCTAGTGCGGGGACGTTCACTATTACTTGGAATGCCAGCGGTATTTGGACGCTGGATTTGACTCCGTAGGGGGCGGGTAGATGGCTACTAACTATCCGACGAGTCTGGATACGAGCAGCACGACGCTGCGTACCGATATTGCTTCTACCGACGATTTGGATGCGTCTGGTAAAGAGCATGACCTGATGACGAACAACGTGAACGCTGCTGCGATCGCGGTTGAAACGAAGGTTGGTACTGGGTCGTCTACGGCTGTGACGGATTCGGTGCTGGCTGGTACTGGTGCTGGTACGTCAGCTTGGACTACTGCGCCTACGTTTGGTGGGTCTGTTACGTCGGCTGGGTTGACGGTGTCTGGTGCGGTGGCTTGCGCTGACCAGGTGGTGGGCCGGCCGGAGTTGAAGGATTACGCGGAGACGGTGAACGCGATTGGTAACACGGCTGCTTCTCAGGCGGTCGATTTGGAGTCTGGGAATGTGGTTACTGCGACTCTTGCGGTGGCGACGACGACGTTCACGTTCAGTAATCCGTCGGCTACTGGTAAGTCGTGTTCGTTTACTCTGATTTTGTCTCAGGATGCGACTGGTTCTCGTACAGTGACTTGGCCTGCTTCGGTAAAGTGGGCCGGGGGTACGGCTCCGACGTTGACTACGACTGCTTCCCGTGCAGACGTTTTGACGTTTTCGACGGTTGATGCTGGAACTATCTGGTACGGGTTTGTAGCGGGTCAGGACTTCTCCTAATGCCTTTGGGTGCCGTGAAGGCCGGGCTGTTGGGGGCTGCTGGTTCTGGCGCTGCTGCGTTGACGGCGTTTGGTGGGATCATCACCCAGTACACCGATTCTGGTACGACGTATCGGGTGCATACGTTCCGTGGTTCAGGCAAGTTCTTTGTGTCTAGCGGTGAGGCTGATGTGGATTGGCTGCTCGTCGGTGGCGGTGGCGGTACAGGCGTGGGTGGCGGTGGAGCAGGTGGTGTCCTTGGTGCCCTAGCGGGAGCGAGCGGAGCCACGACTGCTTCTGGCGCACTCTCAGCCAGTACAACGTCTGGAGACAGCGGAACGGCTGTTCACACCATTGTTGTCGGTACTGGTGGCGCTGCGGGCGACTCGTCTGGTTCAGGTAACGC